AAAGTCTGTTGCTAGCACTACAAAGACCGCAGTAGCGTCCAAGAATGCAAATAGACCAACGCCTCAACTAAAGACGCACGACGAGGAAGGCGACGAAATCCCGTTCTAATCAACTTCTGGTATTGTGGCGGCAACCATGTTTGCTGGTCATCATTAACGCCCGATCCGTAACCGCATAAAAGCGGGTCACACCCTCCAACATGAATTGGACACATGAACAACTCATCAAACTCGGATACCATCTCCACCCAGACGGAGACTACTACCTTAACCCTCCTTCTCCCAAACTATCTAACCCCATCCCTCAACACAATCCTATCAAGCCATTGGTCAAACCTCCACAAGCACAAACAAAACGCAAAAACCGCGTTGCTCTCCGCATTGAAAGAGTTGCCACAAAACTCCAAGACTTTGATAACTTCGTGGGCGGAACAAAACCTCTCACCGACCAACTTCGATACCTTGGTATCATCCCTGACGACGACCCGGCTTCCATCATCGCCCACTACTCACAACAAAAGTGCAAACACAAAAAGGACGAGAAAACCATCATCCAAATCACCTACCAGCCACTCACACCACCCACCCGCACAACCCCATAAACACTAGCCCTGCGAGCAAAGCGAGCTAATTATACACACCACCCAATTTATGAGTCAAGCATATTCGCAAAATATTTCAGAAAAAAATTTAGTCCTAGAATCGCTACAAAATAAAATCGATTTCTTACGAGACTCTCTCCACAAAATCACAGAACCAAAAGAGCGTCTCGATACTCAAAAACAAATCCTCGATCTCAAAATCGAACTCGCAAAACAATTCAAACCTCAATGAACGATTCAGCAGAAATTCCAGAGCAAAAATCTGAAGAAAAATCTGAACCAAAAATGGGCAGACCTTCCAGCTATTCACAAGAATTAGCTGACGAAATCTGCAATAGACTCGCTCATGGCGAAACACTCCGATCTATTATCGCCTCCTCTCCTCATTTACCAGACAGGTCTACAATATATCGATGGAATGCTGATAATCAAAACTTCCGCGACCAATACACAAAAGCCAGAGCAGAGCAAGCCGATTACTACGCAGAACTTATAGTAGATGAATCTTACTCTTCACACGATGCCGCCATAGGCAGACTTCGCGTAGATGCGCTCAAATGGGCCGCATCCAAGATGGCTCCAAAGAAGTACGGAGAGAAGATCGAGATCGAAACAGCACAACCGATCACGCTCGCGTTCCAGCTACCTTCCCGCGCTCCTGAACGCATCGAACTGGAGTCAAACCAAAAAACCCTTGAAGCCTAGAACAGAACTCCGCATCGCTATCTGCATCGATGGTTGCCCGGTTGGACCTCGCTTGCAACGCAAGGAACCTCTCCCAGACTACCAGCATACCTATGACTATACGCCTACTGGGATCAAGCAGGCTGAAAATGACATGATCAAGATTCAGGCTTATATCGATAAATATCATGGAGTTATCAAGCGGAAATAGGCTATAACTTCCAATAACAGCAGTAGTTGATAATCAAAGACACTTTATGCAAGACACAGAAAACCAACGCAAAACAAAAGACAAGTACATCATTGTGCGTCTCGCAATCAACGAGGGGCAGTACAATATCAGTTCGTGTTATCCGCCAACACGAATGCACTCTGGCAATATCGAAGCCACCGAGGAGGCTGAACGCTTGGCGAAGGCATACCCCGGCATTCCGTTTGCTGTCTTTAAGCTGGACGGCATTGCCACAGTACCAACCACACCTGTGCAATGGACTACCCTATGAGATTCCACATTCTAGGATTACCGCACACAGTAACGAGCAAGGAGTATGTAGCCTGTGCATACACGCAAAAGGTACTTAAATTCGCACAGGGCATGACTAGGCGCGGCCATGAGGTTCTGCACTACGGACATGAGGACTCCCAGCTAGAGTGTGCTGAACACATCTCTGTTGTCGGCAATGACGATCTAGCCAAGGCGTACGGCAGTCACGATTGGCGCAAGACCTTCTTTAAGTTTGATGTCAATGACCATGCCTACAAGACCTTCTACCGCAACGCTATTCGCGAGGTAGGCAAGCGCAAGCTGAAGCATGACTTTATCCTGCCGTTCTGGGGATCGGGAGTGCGTCCTGTTGTTGACGCTCACCCTGACCTAATAGCAGTCGAGCCGGGGATCGGCTACGCTGGCGGGCATTGGTGCAGGTGGAAGGCGTTTGAAAGCTACGCTATTTACCATGCCTATTGCGGTCTACAGGCGGTTGGCAATTGCAGGCAGGACTGGTACGAGGTGGTCATTCCAAACTATTTCGATCCTGAAGACTTCACCTATCGAGGCAATGACGAGAAGGAAGACTACTTCTTGTACCTTGGCAGGGTCTATAGCGGCAAGGGAGTAGATGTGGCGATTCAAGCCACAGAGAAGGCAGGCGTGAAGCTAGTCATCGCAGGACAGAAGGAGGTAGGCTACAAGCTACCAGACCATGTCGAGTATGTCGGCTATGCTGATGTGGAGAAGCGAAAGCAACTCATGTCGAAAGCCAAGGCATCGTTCGTACCATCGCAGTATGTCGAGCCATTCGGCGGGGTTCAGGTCGAGAACCTGTTTAGCGGCACACCAACGATTACTACTGATTGGGGGAGTTTCGCGGAAAACAATCTCCACGGGATCACAGGCTATCGATGCAGGACGATGGGAGACTTCGTGGATGCGGTGCAGGCTATCCAGCAAGGCAAGATCAGATCGGAGGATTGCAGGCTATTCGCGAACAACTTCTCCATCGATTCTGTGATGCCTATTTATGAGAAATACTTTCAGGACATCCTTGATGTCTACGAAGGCAAAGGGTGGTACGCCGAGGGCAACAACATTGAAGCATTAACCAAGAAATATCCATTGTGAATTTGAAGATTTACATTGGGAAGAATGATGACTTGCCGAATGTTCACAGGTCATTTGTTTTTCTGAATAGCAAGCTAGAAAAGCATTGGGATCGTGTAACAGTTGTTAATTCTAGCGGCAGTCAATTTGAGTATCCAGCATTGAAAAGGATATGGGACGATAGCCAGAACGAAGACTTCTTTGGATTGTATTTGCATTGCAAGGGTGCGAGTAAGACCATTGAGGAGGAGTTCCAGAATGGATTAGCTTGGCTGGAGTATATGCTTTATGGATTGGTTGATAACATGGAGTTGTGCCTAGAGCATTTGAGCAATGGTGCAGACTTGGTTGGCTCGATGTGGTATCGGCATTTCAAAGGCAACTGCTTTTGGTTTAGGAGCGATTATGTACGAGGGTTGAAGAACCCATTGGAGCTAGATCAATCCAACAGGCATCAGGCTGAATATTGGGTGGCACAACAATATTGGTGGGGCGGATATAGGCATCCGAAGGTTAAGAACTTATTCTATCTTCCTTGGAAAAGTGATGATGACTTCTTGAGTTTAAAACAACACAGCATTATTCCAGATATAACCCAAAAGAATAGATGCGTATCAATTTCAAATATCATTAACAGTAAAAACTATATGGTATTTGACGAGATAGTATTATCAGAAAAAGAAAATGATATGTATAGGAATATTATTTCAGAGTACATTAATTATAATGCAGTAATAAAAATAAACTAAAATGGCTCATCACGCGCAACAGCAATACTGCCTATCAATAAAGGCAAGATTCCCAGATAAGTTCAATTCCGTATCAGTCTTGGATGTAGGATCAATGGATATAAACGGGAACAATCGTTATTTATTTGATAACTGTGAATATACAGGGATTGATATCGGAGAAGGAAAGAATGTAGATGCAGTTGTCTCTGGCAATTTATTTAGAAGCGACAAGGAATTTGATGTAATTATATCAACTGAATGCTTTGAGCATGATAAGTTCTGGGTTGCTACAATATTCAACACTTGGATGCATTTGAAGCGTGGAGGGATTTACTTATTTACTTGTGCTTCTGAAGGCAGACCAGAGCATGGAACAAGCAGAACTGATGGATGGGCATCTCCATTTACCAATGATTACTACATGAACCTTAATGAAAGCATCGTGAGGTCGAGTCTACCATTAGACAGAATGTTTTCTGAATATGAATTGAACACAAACCGCAATTCATGCGACTTATACTTTTGGGGAATTAAACTATGAACTATCCATATCACGAATTCGTTTCTCGCCTGTGCAAGTCAGGCGAGCAGATCACATCAGAGTTGTCACCAGAGCAGGCACACCTAGTCCACATGGCTATGGGAGTTTCTGGTGAAGCAGGCGAGTTGCTAGATGCAATCAAGAAGTCAGCAATCTACGGCAAGCCACTAGACTGGGACAATGCGGTGGAGGAATGCGGTGACTTGCTGTTCTATATTCAGGGAGTGCTGAACCATCGCGGAGTCAGGCTGGATGAGGTTGTCGAGATCAATCGACTGAAGCTACAGAAGCGGTATGGAGAGCGGTACAGCAACGAAGCGGCAATCGAGCGGAAGGACAAACAATGAGAGCAACACTAGAATTCGATTTACCGGAGGAAGAGCAAGAGCATCGCTACGCATTAGCTGGAGTCGATGCGCTTCTATTGGTTAATGACCTTGAAGAAGCAATCAGGGAATTACTCCATAGAGATTGCGGGTACTTTACCCATTGGAAAAATGAAGAAGGAGAAATCTGCGAAGGATGTCCAGAGACCTTGCGGAGGGTTTGGAACTGGATCATCGAACAGAAGCAAGAACGCAAACTACCTGATTTACTATAATGGACTTTGAAAAAGATTATTGGGGCAACTGCTGTAATACTTTTGATGAAGATCAGAAGCATTATGTCTACGCAAGATTCATGGGATTGAAACGAGTTGGCTACTCGTTCGATGTGGGAGGCGCGAGGATCATCGACATTGGTGGTGGTCCGACATCGATGTTGCTCAAGACGATTAACCTTGCGCCTCGTTCGCTCGTTGTAGACCCGTTGGATTACCCGGTATGGACATACGACAGGTATTCCACGAAGGGCATTGATTCGATGATCTGCCGAGGTGAGGACATCTACGAGGAAGGCTATGACGAGGCATGGATATACAACTGCCTTCAGCATACTGACGATCCAGAATTGATCATCCAAAACGCATTAAGGGCGGCAAAGACATTGCGAATCTTTGAGTGGGTAGACATACTGCCGCATGAAGGTCACCCGATTGAATTGACAAAGGAGAAACTAGATCGATGGATCGGGAAAGAAGGTCAAACGATTCAGCTTGGGGAGTCTGGATGCTTTGGCAAGGCGTATTACAATGTGATCACAATATGACTTGGGAACGATACGCATTGGAGTTGGCGAGGGTTGCGGCGATGAAAAGCAAAGACCCGTGGAGGCAGGTAGGTGCTGTTGTATTGCGGCACGACAGGACTGTTGCTGGAGTAGGCTACAACGGCTTTCCATCAGGCGTTGATGAGGACTGGGAGTGTCGGGAGAGGCGGCGATTGTTCGTTGTCCATGCCGAGGCAAATGCGTTGAGGTATGTCAAGCCTGATGAGGGATGGTTGCTGGCGAGTACGACATTGCCATGCAACAATTGTTTGAAGACGATTGTGTCATACGGGATCAAAAAAATAGTGTATGGTGAAACATATCCGAGCGATGAGAGTTCATTGGATGTAGCAGGACTGATGGGGATTGAATTGTATGACGCAACAAGAATTGAATGAGATTTATTTTACGAGATGCGTCATGTGCCGAGTTATCGAGCAGGCGTGGGAAGACGCCTTGAATATTAAAAAGTATAAGAGCGATTATGTTAACGAGGAGACTCAAAAGAACAGAGAGCAGGCAAGGGAGTGGTTCGCAGGGGAAGAGTTTGAGAGGTGGGGAGAGGCGTTAGGGCAGGATGTCGATTTATATCGAGAACATTTGAAACATAAAATCTCATTGACAAACCAAGCTGGATAGGAATTTAAATTAAGTCTTATGAAATCTGATTATCACGACGACCCTGAAGGTTACTGGCAAGAGAAGCGAGAGAGGGAAGAGGCAGACGGCAAAGAGCGTCTGGATCGGTGGGAGAAGCAGAATCCAAATCTTCCGTATGGCTACAATGTGCATCAATACAAAGGAGGAGAGGAATGAGTCACGAAATGAGTCACGAAATCCGAACGCTAAAGATTGGAGTGTGCCGTAAAGGTTATCAAATATTTGACGATTCCATGACAGAGATCGAGATCATCGATGAAGCGGCAGGCGAGTTCCTGAAGATATCGCAATGTAGCGAGCATCACGAAGGATCAATCCAAATTGAAAAAGAGGAATGGACGACACTAAAGGCGGCGATTGATAAAATGTTTAATGAGTGCAGGAATTATGAGTGACACACTCGAAACGGATCACCTTGAGGTTCAATTAGGACAAGCGGCAATGCATTCACATCCGATTTTGTGGGAACATGGCCGACGAATGGAACGCGAGCGCGACGAGGCGCGGGAAATTATCCGAATGGCAAAAGCTAAATTCTGCGAAGAAGGATCAGATGGGAATATAGCATCTGAAATGTTTTCTATATTGAGTGGAGGAAAATGAAATCATACATCGTTAACTACGAATCTCCGAATAACATATTTAAAGGTGAATTGTGTATCTTTGCAAAAGACCATAAAGATGCAATGTCGAAAGCATTTGACTGGGTGAAAACAAAGGAAGTCTGGAATCACTTGTGGAAAATCAATTTTGCGATTCGCGAGGTTGAGATGGATTTAATCAATGCCTTTCCATTCACTAAACAAAAATGAAAGCCAAAGAGTATCCAAACTGGGCTTGCGAAGAATGCGGAAAGAAGCACGGCAGGGGAAGGAAGAGCGTTTCGACATGGCACTATGGAAAGTGCGATGTGTGTGAGAAGAATAAGAATGTAACCGAGCCGAGAGATTTTGGTCACTTTAAAAACTGGTATAAATAATATGGCATATACAAAAATTGGGTTGAGAGAACGGATCAAGAATCGGCTAATGGCAGGTTCTAAAGGTGGGGATGCTGGCGAGTGGAGCGGCAGGAAAGCACAGATGCTGGCGAAAGAGTATAAGGATGCCGGGGGAGGATATAAGGGCAAGAAGACCGAGGGGCAGAAGTCTCTATCGAAGTGGACGAAAGAAGACTGGGGAACGAAATCTGGCAAACCTTCCACGCAAGGTCCGAAAGCTACAGGCGAGCGTTATTTGCCGAAGAAAGCTAGGGAGGCATTGAGTCCAAAAGAATATGCGGCGACCAGTAAAGCAAAAAGAGAAGGCACAAAAGAAGGAAAGCAGTTTGTTAAGCAACCAAAGAAGATCGCAAAGAAGACAGCAAATTATCGATGAATGGCAAATGGACGATTCGCATTAGTGATGGGTTTTGCAATTACGAGTACGAATTGCAAGCAACGAATCCAGATGTTGCTATTTACGATATTGCAAAACTAGTTGCAAAGAAGTTGAAAGCTGAATTAAAAGAAGGGAAATTGATTAATGAACGACCTGCAAAAGTATATTGAAGAAAGCTGGAGCGATGAAGTTAAGACGATGAACGATTTACAAGATCGCGGAATTGTTAGTGACAACGCAGTTAAAGCAAAAGATGTATGTGCAGATGACGCAAAGAAAGCAGTTAAATTCCTGAATGAACATTCTCCAAAAAGCATCTAATTTCGCCAAGAGTGCCACAGCATTTGTGCTGGCTGGAATGCCGTGCTGTGAGGAGAAGGAGATCGCTAGGAGGCTACGCATTTGCGCGGATTGTCCGAACTTCGATGTGACGGCATATGGTGGTGCTGGAGAATGCAAGGTTTGCGGTTGCAACATGGAAATTAAGACTGTTATGGCAACCGAGAGTTGTCCTGAAGGAAAATGGTAGAATCCGTTCGACAAGTATTAGCGATTGCCGAAGCAGTCAGAGCAGAAGCGGATCGAGATGACCGCATGGGAATTCTGTATGCGGCGAAGTACATTTTAGCGAATGTCGCGACTAGTGGCGTATCATCCAACTTGGTGATCGATGAAAAGGTGGCAAAGAGTATCGTCATGCAGTTCGTGCAAAGTCTGCTGGAGGAGGATCATTTTGAGGCGGCGGCGACTGTGTTGTGGGGGCCGGGGGTATACGACTGGCGACCCCAATCAGCACAGGATACATGGCGATGCTTATTCGATTACGACAAGTTACTGGTTCAAGGCGCGGGAGCAATGGGCAAGACATTTAATGCCGCCGCATGGTTCCTTCTCGACTGGATGCGTGATCCAGAATACACTTGTATTAAGGTAGTTTCGCTTACCGAGGCACACGCTCAACGAAATGTGTTTGCGGCGATTAAGACCTTTTATCGCACGGCATTAGTTAAGCCAGAGTACAAAGGTGAATCTGATCTAGTTAAATCGATTCAGGTCAACGATGATGATAAGAACGGAATCCACCTTGTCGCGATTCCAAAGGGTGATGCAGGGACAGGAACGCTTCGCGGATTTCACCCTAGTCCACGAGTAAAACCGCATCCGAAATATGGTCCAATGAGTAGAACTCATGTTGTGCTGGACGAAGCGGAAGAGATTCCACCGGGGGTCTGGGAAGGTCTGCAAAACATCTTGTCTGCCGCCGATACCAAGTCGAGCAAAGGCCGAATTAAAATTTTCGGCGCATCAAACCCGAAGGATCGTAATAGTGAATTTGGCAAGCGATGCGAACCTGCTGGTGGATGGTTGAAAGTAGACTGCGAAGAAAATTTCGAGTGGGAAAGCAGGGAGGATTGGCACATTCTGCGACTCGACGCCGCGAGGTGCGAGAATGTCATTGAGAAGAAAATAATCTTCCCCGGCTTTCAGTCCTACGAAGGCTACATGGCATACGAGGCGCGAGGAAAGACTGCCGAGTACTATACGATGGCAAGGGGGTTTTTCCCGCAGGAGGGTATTGCAATGGCGATTATCACTCCAAGTATGATGGACAACGCAATGGGAATCGTGCGGTTTATTGGTCCTGTAGTGCCTCTGTGTGCGTTCGATCTGGCGTTGGAAGGCAAAGACCAAGTTGTGTGTTCTTACGGCAGATTTGGGCTTTCTGACGGATTTACACCGCTCGACGGCAAGTTTAGAGAGTTTAAATCGCCAAAGACAGTATTGCAGTTGGATTCGCTAATTAATTTCCCTAAAAAAACAACATTGGATCAGGCGAATGCTATTATAAATTTCTGCAAGCAGATGAGGATCGGCCCGAACTGGCTATGCGTGGATCGAACTGGAAATGGATCAGGCATCCACGATGCGTTGTGCAGTCTATTCGGCAATGAAGCGATGGGAGTTAATTATAGCTGGGCGGCATCTGAAACTCATGTGTTAGGCGACGATTCACAGAGAGCAAACGAACTTTATTCTGGTGTAGTCACAGAATTAATTTTTGGATTAGCAAAATATTTAGAGTTTGAGTTTCTAAAAATTTCGCCTTCGTTCCGAACGGAAGAATTGGTTCGTCAGGCAACCTCCCGCAGATACAAGCAAGTTGGGCAGGGACTAGTAAGAGTTGAGAGTAAAGGTGATTATACAAAGCGCACTCGGCAGAATAGCCCAGACCAACTCGATTCGTTATCTTTGTTAGTTTACTTGATGCGTCAACGAGGTGGGTCGATTGCAACAATGACAGAGCAAAAAAAACAAGAACAATTTGAAAAAAAACTTCCCATATTAGAGTCAATGGAATATGTTGACTTTTCCGAATAAATTTATATGAAATAAGCAATGGCAAGACCTATTGATGGATTAATACCTCCCGGCGGATGGCATTACTTTGAAAGTGATGTAAAGTTAGAGGCTTATTCGTTAAGCAACCTATATGAAGTTGTTCAGCATTATCGTGCAGAGAATCATCTACCTATTGGCGATGTTCATGGTGATGTTAATTCTTATATCTGCGGTAACTTTCCTAATAACTGCCACGGGGTTGATTCGGTTGTTGTTGTTTCTGTGGACTCTCCTAACCGACAAAGCGAACTGCTTAATGACATCACTATATGGGCGAAGAATATACTTTTGAGTCAGAAGCAAGTCAGGTTAGTATCTGATGAACTAGCTGAAGCTAGAGCTAGAACTTGTTTGCAATGTCCTAAAAATATTCAATATCGAAGTGGATGCCATAGTTGCATTGCCGCTTCAGATCGTTTGACGGCAAGCATTAGGCAGGGTAGAGATACACATTCGACAAAAAAATTAAAAGGTTGTAGTGTCATGCGGCACGATAACCGAGCCGCAGTCTTTTTTGACAAATCACATTTTGATGTAACAGATTCAGTTCCGCAAAATTGCTGGCTAAAAATTTAATATGGCAAACTTTCTTGAACCACTAGAAGCGCAGGTTATTAATACTTTTGCGACTAAAGCACCTCGGACTTTGGAAGCTGGGGATAAAAATAATAGATCGCAACTCAATATTATAATGCCGGGGGTCAACCAGACCGACGAGGTTGTTAATGACGAGACGCTAGAAGTTAAGCGCACATTTCGTAATACCGAGCAGGCGCACAGTTCTTATCGCAGGTTAAAACAGCAGAATGTTGAACGCAATCGCAAGAATGCACTTATTCAGAAGAAGCTAAACAATGAACCTCCATACGCTCCAAAGAAACTGGAATCTATGGGTCAGAACTGGAGGTCGAATCGACCAACTGGTTTCCTGTCCACGATGGTTAGCCGCATCCAGCCTCCTTTCAAGCAGGTTGTTGAGTCTAGCACATATGTTACATTTACAAAGCACCCCGGCAAAGGGGTAGATGCAGAACACAAAACTAATATTTTCCGAGAGGAGATTACAAAATGCATTCGCGGGTGGTCTGGGCATGACGATATAGTTGCACAGGTAGTCCACGAAAATACAACCTTTGGATTTGCGGCACTATGCTGGGACGATCCTCGCGACTGGAAACCTGAATTCCTGCGTCAAGATTATACTTTCTTTTCCATTGAGACTCCGCAAGAAGTCGAGGCTACTCCAATCTGGGCGCGGAAACGCCGATACCAGATTAGTGAACTTCTTCCGATTCTTGAAGACCCGCAGACCTCTAGTCTTGCTGGTTGGAATATCAAAAATCTCATCAAAGCGATTAACAATGCCACTCCCGCAGGCAGAACTTTGGATTCTGACGACGATGCTCGCCGAATTGAAGACTGGATTCGCGAAGGAAGCTATGGAGCCAGCTACGAAAACGATGCCAAGTATGTTGAGTTGGGTGAACTTTTAGTAAAAGAACCGCACGGCAAGATTAGCCGATTTTTGTTCGATGATAAATCTGGAAACGAAATCTGCACTCAACTTGATCGCTATTCGCGAATGTCGGACTGCTTGGCATTGTTTAGTGTTGAAATCGGTTCTGGATCGCTGATGTCTAGCCGTGGGGCGGGGCGCGACCTTTACAATTCGCATATTGCCATCGATAAGGCGCGAAATCTTGTGCAGGACAATGTGTATCTCAAGGGAATGTTGTTGCTGAAGAAGACCGCAACAGCAAAACCCGGCATCGCACCTCTGACAGTCATGCATCCTGTGGCTTATGTAGCCGAAGGATACGAGGTAGTTCCGCAGTCTGCCCCAGCAGATGTTGATGATTTCTTAAAATTAGATCAATTCATCTCTGGTTTGGCTGAAATTCAGCTTGGAACATTCCTTCCATCGTCTGCCTTGGGCTTGCAAACAGGTGATAAGACAGCATCCGAGATCAACAGGGTAGCGGCAATCGAAAACCAGATTCGCGAAGGCATTTTGATGCGGTGGAGCAAACAATATTCCGAGGCAGTTGCACGAATGCAGAGAGGAATCTGCCATCCTGAACACATTAAGGCGGCATCTGAACTCAAAATGCTGTTGGATGTGGCAAGAATGACGAATCAGGACGCAATTTGGGCGCGAAAAGAAGTTGTAGAGGCTTTCCAGCAATCCGAATTTGATATGCCTCCGTTTTTAGTGCCTTTTGACCTTCCATCGCACCTCGACGAAGACGCAGTTTCGTGTTGTTTGGCAATGATGGAGCGCAATTTGCCTCCTAGCGACATTATTATGATGGCATTCGCCCCTGCACAGGAGTTAATCCCTGATAATGCCGCCCAAGAGGGCGCAATCCTTGATTTACTGATCCAACGATATAGTGGAAACCCTGCTATCAACCAAGATGAGTTGATTAAGCTCGATTGGAGCAAGAAAATGGGTCAAGAACTAGCAAATCAAGTGATTTTGCCGAAAGATCAGGTTGAAGCAGTTGCAATTGAAGCAACTCGCGCCCAAATTATCGAATTGCAGAGCATTATTGCTGGTCAAGAAGTGCCTGTATCACCTCGCGACAACGATATGATCCATTTGGAGACTCTGGTTGCCAAACTCATGCCTGTAATTGCTAATGCGCCACAAGGCGGATTGCCGCCCGAAATGGTTGGTCCGTTTGCCAAAGCACTTGAGCATTTCATCACCCATCTCAATCAAGCCGAGATGAAAGGCGCAGATCGCAATAAAATCGCCGAATACAAGCAGATGGTGCAGGAGGCTTACAAGCATCTAACCGCAGGTATGCAAGCACCACCCATGGATCAAATGATGCCTGCCGCAGGCGCAGGAATGCCTTCAGGAGGCGGCGGGGGCGGTGGGCGAGTTAGTGCCGCACAAGCACAGCAGGCGACTGAAGCTATCGCGCCAGATCAATTTTCGGGAGTTAATTCAATTGCCGCTCCCGGCAAACCACCAACAGCAGGATAATGGAAAAGTATCCAGTAATAGAAGCAAGTGAATCTGGGATACCTGATGAATGGTTTAAATCTAATCCAGATGTTGCTGGCATGGCATGGGGAGCAGGATTAAATGGATCATCAAAAGAAACTCCAAGATCAATAATTATTAATCCTTATACAAAAAATTTAAAGAATGATAATGCAAAAAAAACATTAATAGAAAATGAAAGTATAAGGCACTTGATGGATGAAACAAAATGGAGTGGTAACTTTACAATAACAAAAGAACAAAAAGAATGGGCTAAAAAATTAGGAAGCTATAAAGATAACCCAGAGATGTTGAAGCAAACAATAGTTGCAAGAATGGCAACTGGAGATTTTGTTCCGAATCCAACAAAAGAACAAATTGAAGCTACCAAAAAATTAAAACAAACAAAAATTATGCCAGACAAAACTAAAAAAGAAATGAAGAAGAGCGGAGTTAAGAGTGACGCCGATCTTAAAATGGATAAAAAGACTGGATTAGGTTCCACATCCGAAAAAGAACAGGAGATCGAAGATTTGCTTTCCGAGGAGGAAGCACTTGCAAAAAATTACGAGCGCATTGAAAAGCAAGGCATGAGCGACCAAGGCATTGTTAGTCCGAAGGAACTTAAAGAATTCGGAAAAGATGTCTACAAAGGCGCGAAAGCTGGCGTGAAAAAAGTTGCTAAAGGTGCTGTTGAGGCCGCGAAGGCTGGCGTGAAAAAAGTGAAAGAGTATATGGACTAACATGGACTGGACTAACTCTGACGCAGTAAAATTTCGCGAATACAACAAGTCTGCTGGAGACAAGGTTAAAAAGTTCCTTTCTGCACTTGTTCCAAAGTGCGATGGCAACACAATCGAGCAGGTTGCATTGCAGGCAAAATACAAAGAGGGTTACGAGTTTGCGTTATCGCAGATCGATTTCCTTTTGAACTTTGATGACAAAGAAGAAGACCCGTCTAGCGGCAAATTTACCGATATGTAATTATGAGTGCAGAAATTAAACCTCGCTTCAGCAAAACAATTGTAAACCCTGCCACGGGTCGAAAAAAAACAATTGAATATGGTCAGGCGGGTAAGGCAAAAGACGGGAAGGATCGCATTCGCCCCGGCACAAAAAAAGGTGACGCATATTGCGCTCGTTCTGCAAAAATAAAGGGTGATTGGAAGAATGACCCTAATAGCCCGAACAGGCTTTCTCGGAAAAAATGGAAATGCAAGGGTAGTAAATCGATGAAATAATATGGGCGGGAGTGCAACTTATAAAGGTTTCCCTACAAAACATCCATCTGTAAAAAATCCAGATGGGAGCGAAAGCAATGTGAAGCTGGGAACATTTGGAATCGATGACAGGCAGTATGTCATCCCAACAATGGTAGAAGGAAAACAATTATCAGACAGAGATGCATTTAATACTGCAAAACAATATGGGATTGATAAATACCCATCATTCAAAACAGTATCGCAAGCAGATGAGTGGGCAAAACGATATCATGGCAAAGTAAACGCAGAAGGTAAAATCAACTACTAAAAGTAGAAAATAGTAATAAATAAATATATGGAAAACGAAACAGAAAACGAAACAATTGAACCAAATGTAGCCTCTGGATTTGGAGAACCATCGCTTGATGCTGATCCGCTTGATCCAGATGTCGATGTAGCTTTGGATCGACTGCTTGACGAGGCAGAAGGCATTGCCGAGCCAGAGCAAATTAATGAACCAACTGAAACAGAACCTAGTGATTCTATCGAGGAGATTGTTGAAGAGGTTCCTGAAGTGGTTGATCCAGTAGAAGAGACTGCTGAAACCGAATCACATGAGCCAGAATTAGAAATTGATCCTGAAATTGCCGCCATCGAGCGTCCACGCAATCTCTCGGAAAAAAACCAGAGCAACTGGCGTAAACTTCAAGAAACCGCATCCAGCTACAAGAAGCAGGCTGAAGAAGCGGCACAATTGCGGCAGAAACTGGACGAGGCGCAACAACAAGTAAAGACTCCTGACGATTACGATGAATTGCGCCGATTTCGAGCAATTTTCGATATCCAGAACGATCCAGAATTTCGCTCGAAATTTGAAAAGCCTATCTCGGATGCCAAGGAGAACATTTACCGCATTCTAAAGGCCAATGGAGCCTCGGACGAGGTCATTAAAAGCATCGAGGAGAATGGTGGACCTGACAAGATCGACTCCAAATGGTGGAAGACAAATGCAATTGACAAATTGCCATTGACTGAATCGGAGAGGTTGAAACGCAATTTAGTTGATGTAGTTGAGCTAAAAGAGAAGCAACAATTTGAGATCGAAAATGCGTCAAAAAACGCCGATCAATACTATCAGCAAAAAGCACAACAGAACGAGGAGTGGTATCACAGCACAACTAACGAAATTGATACCTACATGGATCAGGTTACCAAGGAACTGCCTTGGGCGCGATTCAAGGAAGCACCCAGCAATGCTACTCCTGATCAGATTCGTGAAGTCGAGCAACATAATGCGGCGGTTGGAAGTCTCGCAGAAAAGTTTAACTCTGCACTTTGGCCGACATCCGCTCAAGATCGCGCAAATGTTGCGGCGGCGGCGGTCTTTAGCCATGTGCTGACAGAACAATTGCGTGTCGAACAAGCATCCAAAGTTAAAATGAGTGAACAGCTCAAAAAGTTGACCGAGGAGAACAATCGGTTGAAATCCGCAGGAAAACTACCAAGACAAAATGTTAGCTCTCCGAATCGAGTCTCAAATAGCCTCGGAGATCGTTTAAAAATGTCATCCTCTGATGCAATCGACGCAGGGCTTGACGAAGCACTAGGCTAATTTTGATGCGTAGTGGCGAAATGGCAGACGCATCGGACTTAAAATCCGATTTCGGTAAATCGAAGTGCGGGTTCAAGTCCCGCCTACGCAATTAACATAAAAACTATTACTTAATAAATAAATATGGAAAAACTATCACCACTTGAACGAAATGCGGCGAAACAACTAGAGTCATTTGACCCATTTGCTAACCTTCCAATCCCCGGCTTTTCTTTGAAAAAGTATGAGAGAGACAAGGCAAAAGAAGCTGAAGCGAAAAAACAAGCAGAATCACCCAAAAAAGAAGAACCTGTGAAAAAAACACAAAAAGAAAAAAAGCCTGCTCGCAAAGCAAAGTTGGAATCTGTCCTTCCTCCAGAACCAGAAAACATCAAGGCTGAATCGCAAGATAATCCGATTATTGAATCGCGAAATCCCGAAGGAATGCCTAGTTATCGTTGTGAATTTGCAGGCAGAGACATCTTTGTTGGACTGCTTTCATACAAGACCACAAATCCCGTAACTGCGATGGTATTGACGGCACTTGCTCTTGATTTTGGACGAGACAAAATCCGTTTCGATCTTGAACTTGGAAATTCAATGATCTATCAGGCGCGAAATCGTCTCGCCGCAAAGTTCCTCGAAACTGACGCTCGGTGGATGCTCATGCTGGATGATGACATGATCCCGTGCATCGGACGACCATCATGGATGCGTCATTGGGTTCCTTCCGCTCGCAATGTGCTAGATTTGCCGCTCCAGAGGCACATCATACATAAGCTAGTTGGAGACAATAAAAACATTGTTGGCGCGGCTTATTTCGAGCGCAGAGAGGGTGCTGGATTAGTCTGCTCTGATCAGTCCCTAGTGCCTCGCGCAAAAAACTACGAAGATGCCGTTGTAGAGGTTGATTGGTTAGGCACAGGCGCAATGCTGGTTCACCGACGAGTATTTGAAGATATTGCTAAAACTTATCCAGAAATTGATGGAAACTTCTTCCATCCAATTGATGGAAAAACTGGCGAAGATATTTCGTTTTGCATTCGCGCTAAAAAAGCGGGTCATGCAACTTTCATCGATCTTTCCGTTCCAACCTTCCATGTCGGATACAAGACATACTAATGAAAAATATCTACGCTTACTACGAGTCGATTCAGGCAAAGGATCAGGCTTTAGAATTCTCAAAAGCCAATCTCTGGAAAGACAGTTGGACTCGCGCAGGATGGAATCCCGTGATGCTAAATTCAAGTCATTCGCAAATCTCTCCGCAACGAATTAAAATTACTAAAAAACTGCTTCAGACCTATCCTTTGTTGAACAAAGAAAAGAACGAGTCACAAGAATTAATTCAGGCTAGATTCAATCGAATTTGTGCGCTCCATGCCGCAGGTGGAGGATGGATTAGCGACTATGATGTTTTGAATTATGGATTCACTCCATCGATTGCTACTGCACACGAAGGAAATTCGTTTGTGATTAGCGGAAACCCGGCTTGCGTAATATTTATTTCAAAAGAAATCTGCAATGCCGCAATGACAAAAATTTGGAATGAAGAATTAATTACGGAAGATGGATTGATGCGCTACGAGGCAGATTTCTTCAATCCATTTTTGAACCTAGACATAGATGCTTTGGAACACACAAAAGATTTTAATTTGATGAAAGAAAAATTTTCAAAAAAATTTACTAGTTCTATTTGACACTAAAAAAAAATAGTGTATTAGACGAAGCATACTGCGAAGTGTAGAAGCGTTATTCTGCGGTCAATACAAAGACCATAAAAATTGTAAATCAGGCCGAAAAACGCCCAGCGTAGCCGGGGCATACAAACTAAACTTTAGCCGTAACAGGCTATAAAATATTTGTTGCCCCGATAGTTTTTGACTAGAGGGGAAACCAAGAAACCAAAACCTCAAAATTAGAAAACTAAACATATGTCAGATTGTATTTCACTCGCCGCAGTTCAAAACTTCGCGGCTAAAGATGTCAACCGCATCATCGGTCAGATTGGCCGTGTGCTTGCTCGTAAATCCCCTTACATCAACTCGATTGATGGTGGCACTCTTCCGAATGTTTCGGATGTAGTTCGCTCGGTAGTGCAAGAGATGGCAGTTCCTGCCGCTTCTCTCGCTTCGCCTAGCTTCGCTAACGACACCACCCTCTGTGGTGTTGGTGCTACTCCAGACCAAGTTGGCTCGACTGAATATCAGTTCCAGCTTCAGACCCTGCGTGGTGCTGGTCCTCGCGTATGCGTGAAGACCTCCCGAACCGCTTTCAAGGGTTCCTACCTTCAGGCGCAGATTTCGCTTGAGAAGACCATTCTCCAGCTTATCAATGCCGATATTCGGTATCAGTATTTAATTCAGAGTGGCATCAAGTATGTGAGCAACAGCACACGCACTTTCACCCAGAACTTGACTGGTGATATGCAGGCAATCAACACGCAGTTTGCTACTGGAATCCTTCCTGATAGTCCAATGAATTTCAAGACTCTCTACCGCATCGGAACCTTCCTCCGCGAAGAGATGCTTGCCGAGCCTTTTGGTTCCAAGGATGGCGAATTCTTCCAAGTCATGGCGAGTGCCGATCAGATCGAGGCTTTCCGCAACGATGCAGATGTCAAAGAAGACCTTGTTGCACTTACGACTGGTTCGTTCAAGCTCGGTGAAGATTCGATCAAAGGCTACCAGTTCTTTGGTTATCGCGGGTTCGCTTTCGGCATCGATCAGCAACCTCTTCGCGCCTCTGGCTACGATGTTTCTGGCAATTTGGTTCTCATCAACCCAATCACCTCGACTGCCGTTACTAATGGATTCGCTCAACGCCGAAATCCAGCTTGGGTTGCCGCCCAATACGAAGTCATGTTTGTCATCGCTGGCGAGGCTTTCAAGCGTCTTGTGCCTGAAACCTATACTGGCGAAGGAACTTTCCGTTTCGCCCCGCAACTCGCTATGGGTGAACTGGAATGGACTTACTTCCGCGACAACGATTGCAACCTCTACGGAGATTTCGGTCAGCACATCTATCAAATTAGCCGTGCTATCCAACCGATTCGTCCGCAGAATGTGTGCGCTATCCTCTATAAGCGTTGCCCTTATGATGGTATGCCACTTCCCTGCTCGACCTCGGTT